ACTGGTTGTTTGTTCTTTACAAGATCACCAAACGACACATAGTGAAACTCCGAACCGTTTCCGCCGGGTTTCAATGCTTCATAAAAGATGAAGTTTGGTAGTGAGTTGGGTTCATCGTTTTTAGCACATCTGTTCGTAACAAAGTTGATTGCGTGTAGCGGTGACCAGTTTGGAACAAGTATGCGATCCTTGTCTTTACTTTCTCCGTGGATCACTAGCTTTTTCTTATTCGAAAAGTCTTTTACCCATGCATCGTATAGCTTCTTGACAATCTCGGTCTGCTTGTCATCGTAGAACTTAGAGATGCGAACCTTTTCGTTGTGGCAAAACTCAGGCGATGCACACTTGAGAAAATACACAAATTGTCTACGCTTAGCACCTTGAACTCTATCAGATACTTTGTATAGCGACAGCTTAGCTTCGACGTTTCCTTTGTCTGGTGACTGGAACTGGATTGTGATAAAGTCCTGTCCTGTAAACGGCAAAGCATCGTCAATCGGAACCGATGTGACAACCATGATTTCAGCAGTCAACGATGGCGAGAATAAATCTTCATACAAAACCATCTCTCTCATGATTTCGCGGATGTCGATCTTCTTCTTGCCGTTAGCTGATTCTAGAACCAACTTCTTTAGCTTGACTTGTTTGACTTGCGATAATGCCATTTATTCCTCGTCCATGATTCGCTCAAAGTCAGCACGTGCCTGACCGATTGCATCAGTTTGTAGTAGAGAAATAAATCTCTTACCATCATTCAGGTCTTTTTCGTATTGTTGGTTTGTGATAACAGTCGCTTCGATTGTTGAGTTTGGGCTACCAGACGGAACAGCATAACCAGCAAGGTATTGTGTGTCTGAGTCATAGGGATCATACCACTTGCCAGTGTCAACATTTTCAAAGTGGTGAACAGCATCACGGGAGAATGATACTTTGCGACGAACATATCCAACTGTGCCTGATGTCACGCCGGTCAGCAGATCGTCTTCAGAGATTGTTCCATACACACCAGTTACTTCTAGTCGTGAATACGTAGCATCCCATCGATTGACTTTGCCGCTTGGTAGCACTGCCCAATCATCACCACACTGCAAATCAGTATCCGGTTTTGGTGTAAGCGGGCTATCCAGTGTTGCCCATTTAGTAGACCCATCATAGTCTGTGATTATTCTGTATTGTTCATTCGCACCATCATGCACAAAGAGAACCCCGCCATTATAAACATCATCAGTAGACGATCCATCAACGAGCTTCACACGTGGTGAGTTTGTGTCAAAAGACGCACCGCCGATTGTACCGCCCCATGATGTCCACGGAGCATACACATATTCGCCGTTTGTGAAAGACCCACTGATATTACCAAATGGACTTGCCCCTACAGCATCGCCCACGAAATAGGTCTGACCGGGATACTTCTCGTTGGTGTATGCAAACAATCCTGTCTCTGATACAGGAACGTCATAGTTAGGATCGATTGCACCGTTGAGCGACAAGATCAACCAGTGTAGCTCAGAGTCTTTGTATGTTTTATACGCAATGTGTTCGGGGCGGTCGCGGTCTTCAAATGCATATCTATCATGCAGTAGAATATTTTCTTTCAGCACACTATTGAACTGAACACCACGAAGAATGTTCGTAAGGATGACTGTTTTACCATCTTTATCAATGTCATATTCGATTGTTGGAAATTCGCTGAAGTATGCCATTAGTCGCCTTCTCTAATAAATTTCTTGGTAACGATTGCCAATTCTTCAAAGGTTAGGTCAAGCTGAACGCCCAAAGGTGCGCCGCCTTTGAACGTAGTGAATTTATCTGCTGCTAATGTGTTATAGGTAACATCCACTGTTTTGATAACAGATTTTCTAAACTTGTGTAGGTGTGTTTCGTCTTTGTATTTTACCTTGATCGTATCTGGATACCGGATAAGACCCTGCTCTTTACCACCAATGTAATCGGGTGCTGCTGCTAGTTTTAGTGCTTTCACAATATCTTTGATTGCTTGTGCTTCGCTGCTATCGGTTGCAATCATGTTAAACGAAAACGAGAACGATCTGTGATCCATTGTCTTGAACGCATAGGTTAATGCCGGGTCGCCGCCTAGCTTTACTGTGCTTGCACTGATTGCTCTAACAACCTCATTGTCCGCGACAATATCTGTTGCCACATTAGACACAGCATCAATGCCATTCTCGGCAAGGGATTTAATGCCTTCCGCATTCCCCTTAGACAATTGCTCAAGCCCTGCTTGGATTTCTTTCCTGTTCTTGTTCACACTACGAGCAAGCCTGCTGTCTAGAGTATCATACTGTGCGCTCAGCGTTTCTTTTGGTTGAGCAGGCATATACAGATGAATTTTATCACCAGTGGTATCGTCTGGTGATTCTAAAATCTGTATTTCCAGAAAGTTTGGAAACGATTCAACGTCTTTTGGGAATGAGTATGTTGCCATCTATGCTTTCTTCTTTTTGCTTTTTTTGTGGGTATACTTCTTGCCACTTGGTCCGTATATGTCATACTCCGTCATTACACGAAACTCATAGCCATTCGATATACAATACTCTTGTGCGGCATTCCATTTAGCCTCATTTACTAAGTATTTAGCCATCTGGTTAGCATATCTTTTGCTAGGTCGCTTGGGCTTTTTCGGCTCGACTGTTTCTTTTTGGGGCTTGACTTCGATGATGGTCTGAATGATCGAACCATCCTTCGTTCGCATCTTCGCATAAATATCAGGGAAGTATCGGTGGACCCGGCTATCGAGCGGGTGTAGATATGGAATGATGATTTCCTCACTCGACCATTTCAGCACGTTTGGATTGTGGTCTAGGTGATAGAACACATCACGTTCCCACGACGAGCGATAGACGATCTTGGTCGGATCGCCTTGGTATTTGTCCGGATTTGACGGATTGTATTTGCCTTTCCATGCCACGTTACTACTCCTATTTATCGAATCTCGCAAAAATTATTTAGATATTTTTGTATAAATACTAGTATGGCAAATAACACCACTATCTTTGATGATCTTGCGGCTGGTGCTAGACGGATGGACTATGCACCCCGGACGCGAGAAGCACAAGCATACTATAAACGCAAAGCGAGATCGCTGAGAAATCTTACTCCACGTAGGATTATTCGGGATGCCGATAATGATAATGTTATCAATCGCATTCCCAAAACCAGAAGCATCATCGGTCACATGGTCATGTTCCAATACGACCCGAAGACAAAAGATACGCTGCCATACTACGACAGGCATCCGTTGGTATTTATAGTGAAACCCCTGCCCGATGGATTTCTTGGGTTGAACTTTCACTATCTGCCGTACAAGTGGCGAGCGATTCTGCTCAATAGACTGACAGACATCGCAACAAACGATAAGTTTGACGAAACAACACGTATTCGGATGACATACAAGATACTCGCCAGATCAGCTAGATTCAAAGCGTTTCAACCCTGTCTGAAAAGATATCTTACATCACAAATCCAGTCGAGATTTCTATGGGTTCCATCGCAAGATTGGGAGATTGCTGTTTTTCTCCCTGTACAGAAGTTTGTGGGTGCGTCGAACGAAAAGGTGTGGAGAGATTCGCAAAGGAGCTTTAGATGAGCATTGAAAGATTTATTTCTGATGTTAAGAGTCGTGGTGTTGCTCGCACAAACCGATACGAAGTAAACATAAACCCGCCGGTTGGCGACGGGTCTGTTCTTACCCTAGCGTGTGAAGAGGCAGCACTACCGGGGCGGGGCTACTCAACAGCACCAAGAGCAATGCATGGACCGGTCCAATACATCCCATACGATAAACTCTACAATGAAATTGCGATGACATTCAGGTGTAGTCGAGAGATGACCGAGAAAAAAATCTTCGATGACTGGCTTGCTTTCATTTCGCCATCAGATAGTCATGCGTACAGATTCTTCAACTCTTATGTATCCGACATCACAATCAACCAACTAGACGAAAAAAATTCTAAGACCTACGGCGTAGACCTATACGACGCATACCCAACTACCGTAACAGACCTTGGGCTATCACAGAACCAGAATGAATACCACCGGCTACAGGTGACTTTTAGATACACACGATACGTAACAGTGTGATAAATAAACCAAAATAACTGATTGAATTATTCTACCCTTACAATGGAAACACAATGAAGCTACCAACAATTGCAGTACCAACCCATTCCCTAGTGATCCCTTCAACCAAGAAAGAGGTATCATACAGACCGTATCTTACCAAAGAAGAAAAGCTGCTGTTGATGGCTAAGGAATCTGGTAAAGAATCTGACATGATGAATGCTCTAAAGAAGCTCATCGAAGATTGTGTTGATGGAATTGATGACGCAGGCAAACTGACAAGTTTTGACTTTGAGTACGTCTTCCTCAAGCTGAGAGCGGTATCGTCAGGCGAAACAATCACACCATCATTTACATGTGATAATATGGTCACGGACGAAGAGACTGGTAAAGAGCGTAGGTGTGGTAGAGAGATCAAGATTGCCATCGACTTTGCTTCACTTGAACCGACTTTCAATGAAAACCACAACAACAAGATTACACTAACAGACAACGGCGTTGGGGTAGTCATGAAATACCCAACCCTAAACATGATGACCAAGCTAGCAAAGAAGAATCTGAGCGAAGCGGAGATGATGTTTGAAACGATGGTCGAGTGTATTGAAATGGTGTATGACGCAGAAAAGACATACCCGGCATCAGAGACATCCCACGCCGAACTGCTAGAATTTATTGAATCGCTTACATCGGGTATGAGACAAAAAATCCAGACAGAATTTTTTGAGTCAATGCCATCGATCCAGTATAAGACAGAAGTTGAATGTCCGGAATGTGGCAAGGTTCACAAGATTGTCCTGAAGGGGATCAAAGATTTTTTCTAATGGGGGTGTCGCATGATACCCTATACAATCATTATGAAACCAACTTCTATCTGTCGAAGATGCATGAATTTTCGATAAGTGAAATTGATAATATGTTGCCATTTGAACGTGAAGTGTATTTGGCATTTGTGAAAAAATTCGTAGAAGAAGAAAAGAAGCAGATGCAAGAAATGAAAAACAAAGCACGTAGGTAAGCTAAATGAGCCAACAGACCAAAATCACAAAAGTACTTGAGCAGCTAAAGAATGCCGAAGATAAGCACGTAGAGACAGTAGATGCTCTAGGTGAAAATATCGGCGTGTACATGGCAGACATCTCCACTAGCCTGAATGAAATGACACAGGTTATGATGATGTCGCTAACAAACACATCGGCACTGATGGAAGACATCATGGTGAATGGTTCCGTTGCCAATGACATTCTAATAGATCAACTTCTAGACAGTCGTGAAGGTAATGGTATCGCAGACGAAGAAAACGAGCGAGAAGATCAGCAATTCAAAGAAGGTCTGTCTGACAAGGTAGATGACATCCACGATGAATTGAAAAAAGGCAACAAAGACAAAAAGGACGAGAAAAAGGGATTCTTTAAGTCGTTGATGTCTGTTGGTGCTATGATCTTTGGTAAACTTTTGTCTGTAATACTAAAACCACTTTCATTTCTGAAGAGCGGTATTGGATTCATCGGTAAAGTCTTTGGTAAAGGTGGTATGCTCGCCAAGGTATTTGGTAAAGGTGGATTTATTGCTAAGCTGTTTGGTAAGAATACTGTTCTTGGTAAAGTCTTTGGTAAAGGTGGTATGCTCGCCAAGGTATTTGGTAAAGGTGGTATGCTCGCCAAGGTATTTGGTAAAGGTGGAGCGATTGCAAATATTGTTGGGAAGTTTGGGAAATTGACAGGTCTTACTGCGTTGTTTGGGCGACTAGCACCAATGCTATCTGTTCTAGGAAAAGTCTTTGTTCCACTGGGTATTGTCATCACGGGGTTCAAAGTAATCGGTGCAGCAATCGAAGAGTTTATAGCAGGCGGCGATCCGGCAGCAATTATTTCGGCGGGCATCGGAGCGTTTGTGGAGTTTTTCACATTCGGGTTTCTGAAAAAAGATCAGGTCAAAGACACAATTGAAGGACCGATTCGATCCACTATTGATTTCTTTGTTGGTGTGTTTCATGCCGTGTCAGATTTTGTCTCTGGTACAATTATGCCGTTTGTTCAGAACACGGTGATACCAGCAATTCAGTCGGCATTCTTTGCTGTCTATGGATTCTTCAAAGACCACATCATACCATTCATAACAGAAACACTAATTCCTTTTGTTGTGCATGTTGTGCATAATGTGGTCATGCCTATCGTCATGCGATTGTTTGAAACATTCAAAAAGGTATTTGAAATTGTTAAAACCTATATTATGGTCGCATGGGAAATTGCCAAGCCTATCATCATGGCTCTGATTGAATTTGTTACTGAGACTGTTATTCCTTTTATCAGGGATACGGTTATCCCAATTATTATGAAAATAGTGGACACTGTATGGAATATCGTTGACTGGATTTTAGGCACAGTTCTATGGCTTATGAAAAGCCTGATAACAAGCGGATTCTTGGACTTAATTATCAACACAATCGTCGGCATTATTAATGGTATCATTGATGTGTTCAATTTTGTTGCCGGTGTGTTTGAAGGCGCATACAACCTAATATTAAAAATTGGCGTTGCTATTTTACAACAACTACAAAAGGCAATGCCGATTTTAGCTCCCGTGATAGGACTGGAAAATGCCGAAGCACTAGGCAACACAATTGGCAGCACAGCAACCCGCATGATAGTCGCGCAAACTGATGGAGAATCACTACAAGTAGGCAATATTGACTACGAATCCAATCTTGCGAGCAGCGAACTTGCCAGATCGTTTAAGGAAGAATCTCTAAACGACGCTGCGGCAATCGATACTCGGGAAATAGAAGCACAAAAACAACAAGCAGCAGCACCATCAGTAGTCAACAACAACAACGTCACGAACGTCCAAGGCGGCGGCGGTGGTGGTGGTGGCGGGGCAATCATTGCACCATCAGCAACACGGATGAACGAATCATCATTCCGAACACAAACACAAAACGGAATGGTTCCAGCTATGGAAGGATAAAGAAAAACCCCGGCACAAACGCCGGGGTTTTTCACATAAGTCGCTCAGTTATCCATCGAGCGATTTTAGTCATCCGCTAGTGCTGAGAAGAAAGCACTTTGGCTATCATCTACTGCGGATTCGTCCACTGCATCATAATCACCATCATCTTCATACGACTTCTCTGCTGCCGCTTGCTCTCGCGCAGGTGGTGTTGCAGGGGTGTTGCCAAGAACAAGGTCAAGACGCTTCTTCAACTCATCATACGACTTGAATCGTGATGGAGCGATGAATTCGCTCAGTTTGTACATAGAGTTGTAGATTTCTTCCAGTTCCGTATCGTCATCGGAGATTGCCGATGGTGTGAGGAATTCAGACTTATCATAGTTAGTCCATCCATCCTTCACGCCGATACGAAGTGCGAAGTTAGCACCATTCCACATGTCGAAGACATCGATTGCTTCTTCGTCATCAAACTCAGGGGTGATGACTGCTTGAATCTTATCGTAAATCTTCTTGCCGAACTTGTATAGGAAGACTTTGCCTTCGTTCTCAGGGTTAGCTGGATCACTGACTACCAGCACGTTAGCGATGTACTGCAAACGACGCTTACGCTTACGAACCAAGTTTTGGTTTGCTTCGCTGCCAGTGTTCCAAAGCTCAGAGTTTGCCTCACACATTGGGCAGTTTTCGCCAATGGTGGTTGGACAATCTTCGATGTACCACTTACCGTTGTTTTCGTTCTGGAACGAGTGTGAGTAGGTACGAACCCAAGGGAAACCATTCACCGATGTCTTGGTTCCGTCATCATCAACAGTAACGTCTTCTTCACGTGCAGGAAGGAAACGGATCACTGCCGAACCCTTCTTGGTTGCCGTGTCGCGTGCAGGATACCAGAAGCGGTCATCCTTGTATGAAGCTGAGTCTGAAGTGTTGAGTGACTTTAGCTTCTCTTGAAGTGAAGCGATTGTACCGCCCTTGGTCGATTGCTTTTTGAGGTCTTTGAATCCCATAATGTTTTCCTTTGTGTTTGTGTGTAAAAGTGTGTTTTGTGTTTGTGTGTCGCGGTGGGGTGTTTGTGTATGTGTGTGGTTAGATAGATTCTCCTGTTTCCGGTTGTTTGCAATAGTCGAGAATGAACTTCTCGTATTTACGCAGGTCGGGGTTGTACAAGCGGCTGATCTTATTTATACGTCTAGCCATGTCACCATAAATCGAATCCTTGTACTCCGAATCCGCGATTATTTTTTCTGATCCCTTACCAATCTGATCCAACACAATAAGCGATTCGGTCATCGGCTTGAAGTCTTCGTCCTGCTGGATCATTGTTTTGTAGATGTGTAGTGTAGCTTCTTTCGCATCGCCAGTCAATAGTTTGATCATGGCTTTTCTTGCTGCTTTTCCGGTCTGCTCATTCACCAGCATAGGAACAATCAATTTTAGGTCTTCAGTGAATGAGTCTCGTCGGTTATAAGTTTTTGTCTTGTAGTTTTCATACGCAGCAAGAAATTCATTGTGCGTGTATGTGGCAGGCATGGCAAATACTTTGTGGTGCGGATTTGTGATGTTGGCATGTTTTTGGTATTCGACCGTCATGAACATTGCCATTCGTAGAATCTCGTCTTCCCGCCGTTCGCAGTTCTTTTCGATGATTGAGTAGATGATCTTGTTCCGCTCAGTCGCTTGTTGTGTGTAGACAGTATGATTGATCGACTTCATCTTGCCGCGATACTTGATCATATCATAGGTTGTATTGATATGTCTTTGTAGTGCAGTGATAACACTCCAAGCAAGGTATCCTTCGGGTATGTTCTCGATTCGTTTACGTCTAGTCATAGAGGCAAGCTCTCCGATTTAGACTTAAACATGTTGAGTTCGATTGCTTCGTCTTTCACGTGTTGCTCGATTGACTTTGATATCAACGATGCAGCAAGTGCTGGTTCCATCTCATACATTTCACATAGGTCGATGATCGCATCCATGTATGAGATTCGATCTGACTTGACAATAGCTTCTACTCTCTTCGAAAACCATTCTGCCGACAAATGCGGTGCTGGTTTATTTAACATTCCTTCTTGCATAGACTTCCTCTAGATCGGGAGATTCGTATGGTCGCTCTGCATACACATCAGCAATTGATTTGCCTTGGTGCAGTGCAATGATATCGTTTACCCTATTGTAGTAAGTATGATACTCCGATACAAGACTATGACCCGCTTTTCCGATAGATTTTAATTCGTCTGTTTTTGCAGGATCGGAGTATTCAGAAATTAATTCTAGCAAACCATCGATGTTCTTTCGCTCCCATAGCAAACAATTTATTCCATGCTCAAACCCAAGATTGCGGTAATCTACCACATTGTAGTCATTGTTTGCTAGGATCACGGTCCCCAATCCCATAGTCTCAAAGTTGCGGTAGTTGATGTCCCAAGACAGATTTGGGTTTAGATGCATTTTGTAGGATCGTACCTTGTCGATCATTGCCTTACCCAATACCCAATAATCGGGCGTAAACGCGGTTTTTTTTGCAATTTTCTGCATCAAACCATCCCGGTCGAGCTTAGACCCGCAGAACCCCAATAACGTCGGTTTTTGCTCAAATACGGTGTTTTCGTCTAGGGTGAAGATTGTATCGTCGTATGCGTTCGGGAACCAAATTGATTTCTCGATGCCTTCGTTGTAGTGGGGCGTTAGCCACAACGATGATGCCTGAAGCATGTAGTCGTAGTTGCCCTGCTTATAAATTTTTGCGTG